ATGAAGCAGCCTAACAGGCATAAATGGTTGGCCGCTCGACGTTTGCACGAAGCTTACGGTGTCGATCATCACGTTATTGCCGATGTTGCCGACACGACCTTAGCCGCGATCCGCTATCGCGCATCAAGCGAAGGATGGGGCCACCCTGGCATGGCCTTCGCGCTTCATGCGCGGCTGCTGAAACTCGTTGAGGCGCAGTTCGACCGCATCGCCAACAGTGATGAAAGTATCGAGAAAACTGCCCGTGCAACTGCGTCGGTGGCGAAGATCGTCGAGGATGCACTCGATCACGATAACAAAGAACGCGAGAAATTTGCCAATGATCGATACGCCGATGACAAAAACGGCAGTGACGATGACTGGCGGAAAACTTTCCTCGCGCGAGTGGAAGATGCAGCTCGGGCAGAATGCGAAGACGGAAACGGGAAACAGCCTCTTAGCGCCATTTGAGCTGGCGAACCAAACCGAAGCGGAGGGATTTTGGCCGCCAAAGGCGCGGCTGTCGCAACTCCCACCTGAAGGAAATTGGTCGACGTGGTTGCTGATGGGCGGGCGCGGTTCCGGCAAGACCAGAACTGGTGCCGAATGGGTGAAAGGCATGGTTCTCGGTCAAGACTGGTGCACGCTACGTGCTGTTGGAAGCATTGCGCTTGTGGGTGAAACATATGCGGATATCCGCGAAGTTATGGTGGATGGCGAGTCCGGTCTGTTGGCTATTCATGCCTCCAATGAGCGCCCGATCTTTGTCAGTTCGCGGCGGCGTCTGGAATGGCAAAACGGAGCGGTAGCACAGCTGTTTTCATCCGAAGATCCGGATGGCTTGCGTGGGCCGCAATTTGAAATTGCCTGGTGCGATGAATTGGCGAAATGGAAAAACGCCGAAGCGACATGGGACACACTTCAACTTGGTCTTCGATTGGGTAATTGCCCCCGTCAGGTTGTCACAACAACACCAAAAGCGGTGCCTTTGCTGAAACGGATCATCAACGATCAAGCCACGGTGATTTCGCGCATGAGAACGGTAGAAAACGAGGCGCACTTGGCTCCCAATTTTCTGGATCGCGTCACCAAGCTCTACGGCGGCACGTCGCTAGGCCGTCAGGAACTCGACGGTGAATTGATCGAGGATCGCGAAGACGGTCTTTGGTCACGTCCCATGTTGCAGCGGTGCCGTGTTCGCAAACATCCACCGCTGCAGCGTATCATCGTTGCCGTCGATCCACCGGTGACCGGCCACGCGCATTCCGATGCATGCGGTCTGGTTGCCGTGGGGCAGGGCGAGGATGGACAAGCCTATATATTGGAGGACCGGACGATTGGGGCGGTGTCGCCGGCCCGATGGGCTGCGGCCGCTGTCGCGCTGTACAGGCGGTTGGGCGCAGACCGTCTGGTCATCGAAACCAACCAGGGCGGCGACATGGCCGAAAGCGTTCTGCGCGCAGTCGATCCTGATCTGGCGATCAAACAGGTGAAGGCAACACGGGGAAAATGGTTGCGGGCCGAGCCCGTAGCTCACCTTTATGAGCGGGGGCTGGTCCACCACGTCGGGCCGCTGCCAGAACTCGAAGACGAAATGTGCGACTTCGGCCTTGATGGCCTCAGTCGTGGATCATCTCCAGACAGGCTCGATGCGCTGGTCTGGGGACTGACGGAATTGATGCTCAAACGGACGGGCTCGCCGCGCGCGCGCTCCATCTGACGACACGGCAGGCAGCTTTTCGCTGCTGCCCAACAACAGGAACATTTTATGAAACATCCGTTCCGCTGGTTCGCGCCGGCGCGATCCGGCACGTCTGCCGGTCACCAGATTGAAGAAAAAGCAGCAGCGCCCATGAATTCGGCAATGTTTGCGATAGCTGGTTCCGGCACGGCCATCTGGTCGAATGCCGACTACGCCACAATGGCAAAGCGTGGCTACATGTCGAACCCGGTCGTCTATCGCTGCATCAGGCACATTGCCCAAACCGCCGCTGCTGTGCCTCTTCTGGCCTATGATGGCGCACAGGAGCTCGACACCCATCCAGCGCTCGATCTGCTGCGGCGCCCCAATGAGCGTCAAGGCGGTTCGGATTTTATGGAGGCGCTGATCGGGCATCTTCTGGTGTCCGGCAATGCCTATATTCACGGTGCCGCTATTGATGGCGCTCCCCGTGAACTGCATCTTCTGCGTCCCGATCAGGTCGTTGCAACCACAGGCCGTGATGGCTGGGTGACGGGTTACGAACACACCAGTGGCACGGCCCGCACCCGATACATGGCTGATGAGGCTGATGGCTGGTTGCCGGTTCTCCATATTGCGCTGTTCCACCCACTTGAGGACGCGCAGGGTTTTGCACCGCTTCAAGCTGCGCTGACCGCGCTAGATGTTCACAACGCCGCCAACCGCTGGAACAAGGCGCTGCTGGACAATTCAGCCCGTCCATCCGGCGCGCTGGTTTATAGCGGTGGCCATGATGACAACCTGACCGACGAGCAATTTTCTCGTCTCAAATCCGAACTGGAAGATGGATATACGGGAACAGCAAGCGCTGGCCGACCTTTGCTCCTCGAAGGCGGTCTCGATTGGAAACCAATGGGGCACAGCCCCAAGGATATGGACTTCATCGAAGCGCGAAACGGTGCTGCGCGAGATATCGCGCTCGCCTTCGGCGTACCGCCAATGTTGCTAGGAATTCCCGGTGACGCGACCTACGCCAATTACCGCGAGGCCAATCGCGCATTTTTACGTCATACGATGGTGCCAACGCTATCGCGCATTCTGGATGGCCTGTCCCACTGGCTTGCCCCCCGCTTCGAGGGCGGGCTGCGCCTGGCCATGGACGAAGACTGTATCGATGGTCTCGGCGAGGACCGGCAGGCCATATGGGATCGACTGAAAGACGCGGATTATCTGACCGATGATGAGAAACGCGAGATGTTGGGCTTCTCGCCAATGTCGGAGGCCACAAAATGACCGCTGCACCGGAAATCAAACGCAGCGTCCTGCGTGTCGAAGAACTATCCGAAAACGGCACCTTCAGCGGTTACGCCAGCCTTTTCGGTAAAACCGATCTTGGGAAGGATCGCGTCGAACGGGGTGCATTCCGCAAATCGCTGAAAGTCCGAGGCGTCGCAGGCGTCCGCATGTTGTACCAACATGATCCGGCAAGTCCCATAGGGACATGGCTCGACATTCGCGAGGATGCGAAAGGGCTTCTGGTAAAGGGGCGCATTGTCGAAGACACGCCTCGTGGTGCCGAAGTTCTGACTCTCATGCGCGCTGGTGCGGTGGACGGCTTGTCCATCGGTTTCAAAACGATCCGCTCGAAGCCCGCAGGGCAGGCAGGCGTGCGCTCAATTCTCGAAGCCGATCTTTGGGAAATTTCTATCGTGACCTTCCCGATGCTGCCGCAAGCGCGGGTATCGCAAGTCAAATCGGGTGCCGGACAGGCTTTGCCGTCCGTTCGCACCTTCGAACGCTGGCTCACGCGGGATGCTGGGCTGTCGAGAAGTCAGGCGAAGACGATCATCGCCAAGGGCTTCGTCCACCTTTCGGGTCAGCGGGACGCTGCGCCTACTTCAGCCGATATGGCCGCCAGAATTCGGCAGGCCACCGCGCTGATGCAATCTCACCGCACATAACGAAATTGAACAGGACGTGTTGCACATGACCGCACACCACACCGCCGCCCCCGAAACGAAAATGGGAACTGGTACAGACGTCGCCGAAGCTTTCGACGACTTCATGATGGCCTTCGAGGCCTTCAAGGAAACCAACGACGAGCGCCTCGCGCAAATCGAAACACAAGTCACCGCCGATCCGGTAACCGAAGAAAAGATGGCCCGGATCGACCGCGCTGTCGAAGACCATAAACGCCGCCTCGACAACATGCTGCTGAAAAGTCAGCGACCATCTCTGTCGTCCGGTGGCGTTGTCACCAGCGCAGCGCAGATGGAGCACAAATCGGGCTTCCACTCTTACATGCGAAACGGCTCCGATCATGGCCTTCGCGGGCTGGAAGAGAAGGCGATGTCCGTCTCATCCGACCCCGATGGCGGCTACCTCGTGCCGGAGGAATTGTCGACCGAGATCGGTCGTCGCCTTGCTGCTATCTCGCCCATCCGCTCGATTGCCAGCGTTCGTGAGGTCTCCGGCAACGTCTATAAAAAGCCGTTCGCATCCACCGGTCCGGTGGTCGGCTGGGTCGGCGAAACGGAGGCTCGGGCAATCACCGCGTCGCCGTCGCTGGCCGAACTGCAGTTCCCGACAATGGAACTCTACGCCATGCCGGCAGCAACTTCTGTGTTGCTGGAAGATACGGCCATCGATCTAGACCGATGGATTGGCGAAGAAGTCGAAGTGGCGTTTGCCGAGCAGGAAAGCGCTGCCTTCATCAACGGTGATGGCGTCAATAAACCTACAGGCTTCTTGAGCGCCTCGCAGGTTGATGAGACCAACTGGTCATGGGGCAATCTCGGCACCATCGCCACGGGCGCTGCAGGTGAGTTCGATCCGGCAACAGGTGCCGACGTGCTGGTGGATACGATCTACGCGCTGAAGGCGGGCTACCGTCAGAACGCCAGCTTCGTGATGAACCGCCGAACCCAGGCGGAAATCCGTAAGTTGAAAGACGCCGATGGAAACTACCTGTGGCAGGCTCCGGCCATGCCGGGCACTGCAGCGATGCTGATGGGCTTCCCGGTCGTTGAAGCGGAAGACATGCCGGACATTGCCAACGACGAAACGGCAATCGCCTTCGGCGACTTCCGTCGCGGTTACCTCGTGGTGGACCGGACCGGCGTTCGCGTGTTGCGCGATCCGTATTCTGCAAAACCCTACGTGCTCTTCTACACCACCAAGCGTGTTGGCGGCGGTATTCAGGACTTCGATGCCATCAAACTGGTGAAATTCGGCACGGCGTAAGCCCCTCCCACTTGCGGTGGATCGGGTTCTAGAACCCGCCCGATCCACCTTCCGTGCCGTCAGACGGCCCTGCTTTCGCATGTCGAGAGTGGGGCCGTTTTTGTTTTCAGAAACGGGTTCCCATCAATTTCGGGAGAAAGATCACATGACCACAGCCATAATCACGCCGCCTGCACTGGAGCCGTTAACGCTCGCAGATGCGAAACTGCATTTGCGTATCGAACATGCCGATGAAGACGACTTCATCACTCAAACCATCGCTGCCGCCCGTCAGTATGTCGAAGCGGTTACTGGCGAACGCATGTTGACCCAAGCCTGGCGGCAATACGTTTCCGACTGGCCGTCCAACCGAGGCGTGCGTCTGGAAATTTCGCCGGTCCAATCTGTAGTGGCCGTCACTGCATTCGACCGTGAAGGTGTGCCTCATCAGATCGCGCCGGAAGACACGGAACTCGTGCGCGGCAGTCGCCCGCAACTGTTGATGTTTTCCGCAAGCGTCGATCCGAGTTTGGCGGCAAATGGTCTGGAGATCGATCTGACGGTCGGGCAGGGCGACCTTCCCACGGATGTTTCGCCCGCACTGCGACAGGCCGTCGCGATGCTGGTAGCCCATTGGTACGAATTTCGGGGCGCCGTCTCGCCATCGCAACAGCCCGTATCGCTGCCCGCCGGTCTCGACGCGTTGCTGCGTCCCTTCAAACGTGTGGGGCTGACATGAGCCGAACTTTTCACGATCCCGGTGCGCTGAACCACCGTATGGGCCTGGAAAGTTTGCTCGAAACCGCTGACGGTATCGGCTCGCTCGACAAGCAGTTTCAACCGGTGGCTACCGTATGGGCTGCCCTCGAACCGAAGCGCCATGATGAACGCCTGCTCGCGCAACAGATCGACGAACAGGGTAGTCACATCATCACAATCCGCTTTCGACCCGACGTGGCGACCGGTTGGCGCTTTGTGGAAGGCGACCGTTCGTTCGAGATCGTCGCCATCACCGACCCCGACGAGCGACACCGCTATCTGCAATGCCATACGAAGGAGGTCGCTCGATGAACCTGTCGTTGAAATTGACCGCCAATTCGCTGTCGCGTGCGTTGACGCAGCTGACAAAAACACCTGCCTTCGATGACGCCATGGAAACTGCGGCTAACGAAGCTGCTGATCGCCTCGAACCGTCTTTGGCAGCATCAGGCAGCGATTTTCAGCCGCGCATTGTGTCGAGCGCTAACGGTCCTGTTCTCAAGGCCGCCGCAACCGATGCAGCTATTGTGCGCGAGGTGCTGACATGAAGGATGCAACTCTCGCTGTTCATAAGGCAGCGTACCAAGCGCTTTATGCCGACACCGACCTACAAGCCGAACTCGGTGGCGCGCGTATTTTTGACCGGGTGCCGGAACGCGCCCGCCCGCCTTACGTCGTTCTGGGTGATGCGCGCAGCGACGACTGGAGCACCGCGACCGAAGGCGGCGAAGCCATCGTTTTCTTCGTTCACATTTGGACCCGCAGTGGTCACCGGCGCGACAACCATGCGCTGCAGGCCCACGCAAAACGCATCCTCACCGCAGATGGCCTGACCATCGAAGACCACCATCTCGTGGCGCAACGCTATCAGTTTTCCGACACGAGACGCGACCGCTTGCACGGTTATCTGCACGGCGTGCTGCGTTTTCGTGCGGTTACCGAACCTGTGACCAACATCTGATCCCACCACATTCAGGAGGCCATCATGGCTGCCCAAAAAGGAAAAGATCTTCTGCTGAAGATCATCGACCCCATCTCACAACTTCCCACCACGGTTGCTGGAATGCGAAGCCGACGCATCGCATTCAACGCTGAAAGTGTCGACGTGACGGATTTCGAAAGCGCCGGTCGCTGGCGTGAACTGCTGGCAGGCGCAGGGGTTCAACGCGCTGCGATTTCCGGCTCCGGCATATTCAAAGACGCTGCGTCCGACGCGAAAATCCGCACGCAGTTTTTTGCTGGTGCGGTCACGCGCTTCCAAACCGTATTGCCGGACTTCGGCACGCTCGAAGGCGACTTCCAGATCGTATCGCTAGAGTACGGCGCGGAACATAATGGCGAAGTGACCTTCGACATGTCGCTGGAATCTGCAGGTGCGATCACCTTCACGGCAGCAGCCTAATGGTGAACCGTCATCGTGGAGAAATACCCGCACGGCTGGACGGCCGCGATTGGACCATGTGTTTGACACTTGGCGCGTTGGCAGAGTTGGAAGCTGCATTCGAAGCTGATGATCTGCAAACGCTCGCCGAGCGTTTTTCAAAAGGCAAGCTTCGCGCGCGAGATCTGAGCCGCATCATTACAGCCGGGCTGCGCGGGGCAGGGCACTTGGTCGAGCTGGAAGAGGTAGAGCAGATGCAGGCTGACGGCGGCGCAATCGGCTTCGCGCGACTGGCTGGCGAACTGCTGCAAGTCACCTTTGGCGAACCCTTCGATGAAAATAATGTTCAGGCAAAAGTCATTGGCTGAGCCGCAACCGTTTCCATGGGCTGAAGCCATGGCCTTCGGCTTCGGGCGCTTGAAACTTTCATCGGCTGAATTCTGGGCACTCACCTTACCGGAACTGGCAGCTGCTATGCGCGCTTACGGTTTGGGTGAGCCAAATACTGTCGATCGAGACTGGTTGAATGGGGCGCTCAAAGACCACCCTGACCCGCAGCCAAACATCACTATGGGAGATGAATATGACCGATGATGAATTGGCCGTCACCATACCGGTAAAGGCTGACATAGCACCGTTTTCGGACGCCTTGGGCAGTCTGGAAAAGCAGAGCGACCGTTTCGGCCGCGCCTTTTCCAGTAGCCTCAAATCCGCTGTCACCAGTGGGCGCAGTTTCAACGACACGTTGAAAGACATGGCACTGCGCATGAGTTCCATCGCGTTGGATGCAGGTTTCAAACCTCTTGAGAACCTGGCGTCGGGGTTATTCCAGAACCTTGCCTCAGCTCTCGTCCCATCTGGTTTCGGTGGGGGCGGGGGAACACCCGCAATCACGCCGTTTGCAAAAGGTGGGATCGTCGCTTCGCCCACTTTTTTCGGCTCCGGCGGCAGCGTTGGGTTGATGGGTGAGGCAGGTGCAGAAGCCATTATGCCGCTGTCCCGCGGCAGCGATGGCAAGCTGGGTGTGAAGATGCAGGGCGGCTCTGCTCCCGTGAATGTGACGTTCAACGTGTCCACCCCGGATGCCACCAGCTTCCGGCGGTCGCAGTCGCAGCTGTCCGCAATGCTCGCCCGCACTGTCGGTCGCGGTCAGCGCAATCTCTGATTTGAAAAGGGCGCAACGATGCCTCTCGACAACCAATTTCACGATGTGCGGTTTCCGACCGACATCGCGCTTCAATCCAGCGGCGGCCCGATGCGGGAGACGCGAATTGTAACGCTCGGCTCAGGACGCGAACAGCGCAACCAGCGTTGGGCGCGATCCAGACGCCGGTTCGAAGCGGGGTATGGCGTGAAAGACATGGAGGCTTTGCGCCGTGTCGTTGCTTTCTACGAAGCAAGGCGTGGACCGCTTCACCCGTTCCGCTATCGCGATCCACTGGACTGGAGCACTGCTGCTGAGGGGCAACCTATAAGCAGCGATGACGAATTGTTGGGTGTTGGCGACGGTGTGCAAACTTCGTTCGTGCTTTCGAAGGCCTATGGCGAAGAGGCGACATCAGCCTATCGACGGTCAATCGATCTGCCGACATTGAGCACGCTTGTGATCGCTGTCGATGGTGTTGCGTCAACTCTAGACCAGGACTTCGACGCCGACCTGACACCGGGAACGGTCACCTTTCGGCAAGGGCATGCTCCGCCTGAGGGAGCCACTGTTACCGCTGGTTTCGAGTTCGACGTTCCGGTGCGGTTCGAGGCTGACGAATTGATGGTCAATCTGGCCGCGTTCACCGCAGGCGAGGTGCCGTCCATTCCACTCATGGAGGTTCTGCTGTGAGAGCGTTTTCACCTGAACTAACAAGCCATCTGTTCAAGGATGCAACGACACTTTGCACCTGCTGGATCGTTCGACGGCGCGACGGTGCCGTGTTGGGCTTTACCGATCATGATGCACCATTGGATGTTGATGGAACCCGCTGCGAAGCGGCCACTGGTTTCGAGCCGACCACGGCAGTAACCGAACTCGGACTGGCACCCGACAACCAGCAGATTGCTGGTGCGCTAAGCGCAGACGCCATTTCCTCTGAAGACTTGCAACTTGGCAGATATGATGGAGCAAATGTTGAGGTCTGGTTGGTGAACTGGGCGCGTGCTGATAGTCAAAAACACCATCTTCGCACCTTCATTTTGGGTGAGGTTGTACGTTCGGGTGCTGCTTTTTCCGCCGAGCTTCGCGCCTTGGCGAGCTTGCTCGACCAACCGATTGGACGAACGTTCAGCCGCAGTTGTGATGCAACCGTTGGGGACAGCAGATGCGGTGTCGACCTCTCCGACAGCCGGTTCCGTTTTGAGGCTCAGGTAATATCTGTCACCGATCGCCTAACAGTAGAAATAATTGACCCGATCAGCTTCGATGACGGCTGGTTCTCAAACGGCAAATTGCGTTGGGTATCGGGGAGGAATTCCGGCACGTCGAGCGAGATTTCCCGTCACGTCGGCAAACGCATTTCGTTGTGGCAAGCACCCGCGTTTCCACCTTCTTCAGACGATCAATGTGTGCTCACGGCAGGGTGCAACAAGACATTCGCGCAATGCCGTAACCGTTTTGAAAACGGCGATAACTTTCGCGGTTTTCCCCATATGCCCGGTGGCGATCTTTCGCTTGGCTACGCTGATCGTGACACGCTGCATGACGGTTCGCCTCTCGTCGTCTGATCTACTCTTTAGGAGTTTCTATGAAAAATCATGAAGTGGGCGAGCGCGTCGTTGCAACGGCGCGCCAATGGCTAGGCACGCCCTACATCCATCAAGCCTCTGTAAAAGGTGTCGGTGCAGATTGTATCGGGCTCATTCGCGGGGTCTGGCGCGAGGTGGAAGGCCAAGAACCACAGCAACTGCCGAACTATTCTAGCACATGGTCAGATCCCACGGGCCAAGAAGACCTGTTGGTGGCCGGATACACTCACTTTCGTGAAGTGGCATTTGGTGAAGATCAGCCGGGCGATGTGCTCATTTTCCGTATGCGCCGCGGCTCGGCTGCAAAGCATGCTGGCATTCTGTCGAGCAGCCGTCACTTCATTCATGCTTACGAAGGCAACACGGTCGTAGAGAGTGCATTATCCTCTTTCTGGTCTGATCGCATAGGCGGTATTTTCCGCTTTCCTTCATCTGTTTGTAGCGATGTGAAGGAGCCAGACTAATGGCCACACTCGTACTTCAAACCCTTGGCGCAACTGTTGGTACTGCTTTGGGCGGGCCGATTGGTGGTGCGATTGGGAGCGCACTTGGTGCGACTGCAGGCTCCGCAATAGATCAAAGGCTATTCGGTCCGGGTGACCGAAGTGTTCAGGGCCCGCGTCTGGATTCCGTTCGCATTCTCACGTCGCGAGAAGGTGCACCAATTGCACGCGCATATGGGCGAACCCGTATCGCGGGTGAAATCATCTGGGCAACGCAGTTGCAAGAAGTGCAGACCGTTCAGCGACAGAAGAGCGGCGGCAAGGGCAGCGCGCCAAAAACCACCACAACGACGTATACATATCTTGCCAATTTCGCGATCGGTCTGTGCGAAGGGCCGATTGGTGGCGTTGGCAGAATTTGGGCTGACGGCAAGTTGCTGGAACAAACGGGTGCAACAATCCGGGTTCACAACGGCGATCAGCAGCAGCTTCCCGACAGTCTGATAGAAGCGAAGCAGGGAAGTGGCGCTGCGCCTGCCTATCGCGGCACGGCATACATTGTGTTCGAGCGACTTGCGCTGGAGCGCTACGGCAACCGCATTCCCCAAATCTCGGTCGAAGTGCTGAATGCAATTGGTGACGTCGAAAAAAGCCTGCAGGGAGTCAATTTAATTCCGGGGGCGACAGAATTCGGTTACGATACGCAACCGGTAATTGAACGTGTAGATGCGGTGGAAAGCCGCTCGCTGAACGTCAACCAAACCGTTGCGACGACCGATTTCCTAGCCAGTATAGATGCTTTGCAAGCAAGTGTTCCAGGGATCGAGCAAGTGGCGCTTGTCGTATCCTGGTTCGGTGATGACTTGAGGGCCGGACAATGTAGCGTGGCACCGCGCGTTGAAGTCCCAGCGCGCAACATCACGTCCGGCCAAGGATGGTCTGTCGCGGGTATAGGTCGCCAGGATGCACGAACTGTGTCGCAGATTGAAGGTCGACCGGCCTATGGCGGAACGCCAAGTGATGGTTCGGTGCTTCGCGCCATCGCCGAATTGAAACGTCGCGGCTTACGTGTGGCTCTCAATCCGTTTGTGCTGATGGATGTTCCTGCTGGTAATGAACTACCGGCACCGGATGGAAGTGCATCCCAACCGGCCTTTCCGTGGCGGGGTCAAATTACCTGCGATCCGGCTGAGGGTATTGCAGAAACAGTCAACAAAACCGCCGCCGCTCGTCAGCAGGTTCAATCTTTCGCAAGTCAGAATGAGTGGTCCTATCGCCGCCTGATTCAGCACTACGTTGCGCTCGCTAAACTGGCGGGCGGCGTGGATGTGTTTATTATCGGTTCCGAGATGCGTGGGCTAACTCATGTCCGCGATGACAACGATGCTTTTCCCTTCGTGGAAGAACTGCGGTTTCTTGCAGCCCATGCAAAGCAGGAACTGGGAGCGTCTTGCACCGTCACATATGGTGCTGATTGGAGCGAGTATTTCGGCCATCAACCTGATGATGGTTCCGGCGATGTATTCTACAACCTTGATCCGCTCTGGGCTGATCCATCAATCGACGCGGTGGGTATCGACAACTATCTGCCGCTGACCGATTGGCGTGATGCTGGCGATCCGGTTGATGCCTTAAGATCAGTTTCCGATCCAGAATACCTAGCCGCAGGTTTTGCTGGAGGTGAGGGCTTCGACTGGTTTTACGCTTCTGAAGTAGATCGCAAGGCAGGGCAGCGAACGCCCATCACGGACGGCCTTGGCAAGCCATGGGTTTATCGACCAAAGGACATTCGTTCGTGGTGGGAAAACGAACATTATGAGAGGAGAAATGGCACCGAATTAGCTGGCTCTTCATCCTGGGTGCCTGAATCCAAACCCGTCATCTTCACCGAATACGGATGCCCCGCCATTCATAACGGGACTAACCAACCTAACGTTTTCTTTGACCCGAAATCCGACCAAAGCAGCTTTCCCTACTTTTCGTCTGGCAGTCGCGATGACGCCGTGCAGCGCGCGTATTTAAGGGCTACCAACGTCTATTGGAGCAATCTGGACAACAATCCACAATCGACAAGCTTCAACGGTTCGATGGTCGATCTGTCGCGAAGTCAGGCATGGGCATGGGATGCAAGACCGTTCCCAAATTTCCCACTCGATGACGAACTTTGGAGTGATGGAGCAAACTGGCAGCGCGGCCATTGGTTGAACGGCCGCATGGGTGGTATCGCCATGGCAGATCTGATTGTTGATCTGTTGCGTCGCAGCGGAATAGAAAACTACGATGTATCGAGGCTGGAAGAAGTTGCCGACGGTTATATCGTTGCAGAAACCGGCTCGGTTCGTGCCGCAATCGAAGTCCTCATCGAACTTTATGGGTGGGACGTATTCGAAGATGCCGGCGTCTTGAACTTTGTCTCGCGTGGAATCATCGAACCTGCTCTAATCGGTGATCACGAAATTGCATCGGTTGAGGTTGACCGGGCTCTGGTCGAATACTCCATCGAACAGGAAAGCGAGTTACCTGCCACGGTCCATCTTCAAGCTATCGACGGTCTTGAAGATTACCAAGAGGTACAGCGCAGCGCGCGCAGGATTGATAGCGCTTCATTGAGGCAGCAATCTTTTTCTGCCCCGATTGTAGTTGATGCGATGCAGGCAGAGCGACAACTGTTGCGTTGGCTACATGACGGTTGGACGGGAAGGCACTCGGTCACATTTGCTTTGCCACGCTGGTATCAGAATCTCACCGTTGGTGATCTCATAACTTTCGCTTCAGACGAGGGCGGTCGGATTTATCGAATTGCGCAGGTTGAAGAAGGTGATGTGCTGGAGGTCACGGGGCGCGCTACCGAATTTCCACGTCTTACTTCGACGACCGCTGCAGATGAAGTCCGAAAATATTCCAGTCGTAACCCAGCCACCAAACCGCTCGTCCGCTTTCTTGATTTACCTGTGTTGCCTATAAGCGCCGGTGCCTCAGGCAACTGGGTTGTTGCGACCAGTCGTCCGTGGACCGGCGCTCTAAGCGCCTTTGCGTCACCAACCTCCATTGACTTCGACTATCGCGGTGCGATTGAGCAACAAGCAACTGTCGGGGAAATACAAGAAGGCGCAGCGGGTTGCGGTACTATCTCAAGATGGGACGATGCTGCACGGCCCGTCATAACATTGTTCACCGGAACGCTCTCATCTGCGGAAACTACCCAGGTGCTTGCAGGTGGAAATGCAATAGCTGTGCGCCACCAAGAAGGTTGGGAAATCGTACAGTTCCAACAAGCCGAGCTGGTTGCCGACAGCAGATGGAGACTGTCCCGCCTGCTACGCGGGCAAGCGGGCACCGAAGCGCTCGCATTGAACCCTTTGCAAGCTGGTCGTGATGTTGTGTTGCTTGATGGCGCGCTAACACCGTTGCCGATTGCGGACAATGAACTGGGCCTGGCCCTTAATTGGCGCGTTGGCTCGGGTGATAACCCGCTTAGCGACGCGTCTTTTACAGGCGCTTCTTACGTTTCTGGGTACCGAAGTGTGACGCCGCTTAGTCCCGTCCATCTTAAAATTTCCGGTTCTGAAACCGATGGCTTTTCTACTAGCTGGATAAGGCGGGATCGCAGTGACGTCGGTGACTGGAATGCGGTCGAAACGGCAATGAGCGAAGTGGAAGAGCGCTACAGCGCGACGTTACTTTTTGCATCAGGTGCTGAAATTACCCACGACATACAGCAATCTGAAACAGTGTTTTCTGCTTCTGAAATATCGTCCAAAACTCAGTCAGGCGACAGTGTCTCCGGCTTCCGGGTCGCGCAAATGAGCACCAGCTACGGTCTTGGCGACCCTGCATTTCTTACAATCAACTAATCCGAAACCTATAAAAGGAGATCACTATGACTGAATCTAAACCTTGGTATCTATCCCGCACAATTTGGGCATCTCTTGTCGCCGTGGCGGCTGCATTGTCGTCGGCATTCGGGCACACGGTTGATGACGGGATGCAAACTCAACTTACTGAAGCTGCAATGCAGATCGTTGCCGTTGGAGCATCGCTCATCGCCGTGTTTGGAAGGCTGGCAGCCACATCAATCATTGAATGACAGTTCCATTGGCGCCTTTGCAGCGCTGCTTAAATGGATGCTTGATATCCTGCGCCGCCATTGGCGGCGCAGGTTTGAAGCCGAAGGGAGAAAGCGTGCATTGGCCAGAAAGCGGCAGGCTCAGAAAATCCGTAAGGCTATTCGTGATAGCACTGGGCGCAGCGGCAGTCTCAAGCTGCGCGAAGATGACGGTTTCAAGCGGGATGATTGACGACTGCGCGTTGTTTCAACCAATCATGTGGAGCGCAGCAGATAGTGATGAAACTCTGCGACAAGTACGGGAGCACAATGCGGTTTGGACAAATTTGTGCGGCCCTCGTTCATCGACGGTTCAGCTAGAGCCTGCTAACGATACATTATGAAAACTCGTATTGCCCTTTCCGCATTATTTGCGTTGACGCTCATCCACGCCACACCCGGTCATGCCGATGTGTGCGGGCAAAAGGCTGCTGCCTATGCCGCTAGCTCCGGCGCTAGCGTTCTTGCAGTGCGGGATACCGGCTCTTCATGCCGCGTAACCGTCCTCATTCCTTCCAGCACTGGTGCGCCGAGGCGTAAAACGGTTACGCTGCGCAAGTAG